TGCGCTCGACCCTGCTGACCTCAGGATCATCATTCACATCGTTGGTTTCGATTTGGTTCATGCTCGACTTCATCATGAATGCCTCCGGTTGGACAAATCGGTGTCCAAAAAATCCGGGGGCAGCTCACGCTTAGGGCTTAGAAATCAATCATTTGTAAAGACGTGACAGGCACGCCGACCAGTTGTCCGCTCCCAGCGCTCCACGATCACATCAACGTACCGCGGATCGAGTTCTATCAGCCGCGCTCGCCGCCCAGTCCGCTCCGCCGCAATTATCGTCGTGCCCGAGCCGCCGAAGGGATCGAGCACGATGTCCCGGCTCTTCGACGAGTTCCTGATGGCTCGCTCGACCAAGGCCACGGGCTTCATCGTCGGGTGCAGATCGTTCTTCACCGGCTTGTCGAAGAACCAGACGTCTCCTTGGTCGCGCGCACCGCACCAATAGTGCTCGGCGCCGTCTTTCCAGCCGTAGAGGATCGGCTCGTACTGGCGCTGGTAGTCGGCGCGGCCGAGCGTAAACGTGTTCTTGGCCCAGATCACGAAGGTCGACCACTTGCCGCCAGCCTCGCGGAAGGCTTTCTGCAGTGTGTCGAGTTCCGACGACGACATGCAGATGTAGATCGCGCCCTTGGTGACGGCCAGCATGTTGGCGCTGGCGGCGTGGAGAAGTGCCTCGAACCCCTCGCCCAGTGCATCGTTCAGGATCGGACGGTTCTTGCCCCGCAGCTTGTCCTTGGCCGAGTTGGCGTAGTTCACGTTATAGGGCGGGTCCGTAAACGCCATGTCGGCCAGTTCGCCGTCGAGCAGCCGATCGACATCAGACCGTAATGTCGCGTCGCCGCACAACACCCGATGCTCGCCGCAAATCCAGAGGTCACCGGGCTTGGCGATCGGCTCGGCCGGCGGCTCGGGCGCTTCGTCCGGATCACCATCGCCCCCGGAGTCCGGGAGCAGCTTCCCAAGCTCAATCTCGCCGAAGCCCGTCAGGCCCATGTCGAAGCCCATCGCCTTCAGGTCGCCAAGCTCGACCGGCAGTAGCTCGCCATTCCAGCCAGCGTTCAGCGCCACTTTGTTGTCAAAAATCACGTAGCCCCGGCGCTGGGCCTCCGTCCAGCCGGTCGCCACCATCACCGGCACTTCAGTGATCCCGAGGCTTTGCGCCGCCAGGACGCGGCCGTGGCCGGCAATGATCGTCCCCTGCTCGTCGACCAGGACCGGGAACGTCCAGCCGAATTCCCGGATCGACGCCGCGATTTGCGCGATCTGCGCGGGGCTGTGGGTGCGGGCGTTGCGCGCTTATGGGATCAGGCCCGCCACGGGCCGGCGCTCGACGCGATCGGCCGGCCACACCGGGTCCGGTGTCGGCACAAGGGCCGCTTTCCGGCCCGTACGGCGCGTTGCAACCGTCTCAGCGGTCACATTGTTGCCTTTCATGACAAGGGCCCGAAACGAGCCGATTATTGGTGGTATTGGCGGACGGGAAAAATTCTCTGCGTGAGCCCCACGCCGGCAGCCGGCCCCACAGGCGCCAGGGATCAGAGGCCCCCCGGCCTCCACGCTGTGCGCTTCGCGCGCTCGACGGCAGTCTTTGCTCCATGATGTGACGTGCACATCAACGTGGTGTTGCTCCGCTCCAGCGGCGCGCCGCCATCCTTCAGCTCCACGATGTGGTCCACGATGGCGCCGCGCTGCGTGCAGCCCTGCACCTGGCATCGTCCCTGTGCCTCACGGCGCACACGATCACGCAGCGCGAACCACGCGGCCGACGAATAGAAAGGGTCGGCGACTTTCGGCGGTAACGCTGCAGTCTGCAGGCTGAGCGTCGGCACGCGTGGCTGCAGCGCCTGTAATCCCATGATCGTGATGCTCCGCAGATAGCAATTCGATGATCGACTTGTTCGCTTGGCTCGTGCCCCGAACGAAGCGCTTATGCGGTCACCAACGACGGAGACCGACATGCGCCGCACCGCCCTCGACGCCTACATCGCCAGGAAGATCGAGATCGACACGGTGCTCGCGCGCCTCAAGGCGCTGAGCGACGACCACTTCAACGCCGCCCCCGACGAGATCAACTGGGGCCACGTCGGCACCCTCGCCCACTACGCCGAGTTGCTGAAGCGCATCACCGACAGCGCCTTCAGGGAAGGCGAGTACGCCAAATAGCAACCGACCAAGCTTCCAGCCCCGACCGGCTCAGGCTGGCGGGGCTCCGGTCAGTAGGAGCCGCGACGGTCGCGGCCCGCACCAAGGAGCTCCAACATGTCGAAGACCACCCGCAAGCAGGCCACGACCAACACCGTCGCCCGGCACACCACGTCGAAGCCCGCCACCAAGAAGTCCAAGGAGCTGCGCCCCGAGAGCAAGCAGGCCCGGCTAATCGAGATGCTGAAGCGGCCCGAGGGTGCCACTATCGAGGAGATCGTGAAGGCGCTGGCATGGCAGTCACACACTATACGTGGCGCGCTGTCGGGCGCCTTGAAGAAGAAGCTCGGACTCCAGGTCGAGTCCGCGAAGTTCGACGACCGCGGTCGCGTATATCGGATCGCCGGATAGGCGCATGCTTCCCCAATCCGGCGATTGCGTCATGGCGTGGTCGCCGGTTTGTCGTTTATGATTCGGGTCATGCCCACAGCGCACGCTTGCCGCCAGCGTAGCTGGAAATGTACCCTCCGATGCCAAACTTGTCCGTGTGAAAAGTGTCTGCAGGTCCGATTTTCGAGCCCGGCCTTCGGCATGTCATTTCCGTTCGGCATTCAACACACGGTTCACCTCTGCCACCGAAAGCCGCAGCGCCAGCGGGCTCACCAGACGCGAGCACCGCTCCGTTCAGCAACAGGAGACCACCTGTTGCCGCCTTCTAGTCGGCTGAACTCTTGGCCATCTACTGGATGAGGATTTCCACGCGGCGGTTCTGCGGCTCGCGGACGTTCGGGCCGGTCTGCACCAGCAAGCCCTGCTCGCCACGTCCCACCACCGCGATCGCGGTCGCCGGCACACCTTCGCGAACCAGCGCGTCCTTGACGGCGTTCGCACGACGCAGCGACAGCGCCATGTTGTAAGCCTCGGTGCCCGACGTATCGGTGTGCCCTGTCGCCGTGATGCGGGCGTTACCCTTCGCCTTGTAGGTGCCGGCAGCTTGCTTGATGGTGTTCAGAGCTTGGGCCGACAGGTTCGAGCGATCCCAGTCAAAGAACACCATGAACGACGGCGGCGCAACCACCGGCGCCGGCGGCGGAGGCGCGGCTGCAGATTCGCCGAACTTGAACTGCACACCCAACATGACGCTGAAGTTGTTATTGGTCCACGACACGCCATTCAGCGTCGGATTCGTAGTGCCGTAGTAGCGGCCATCGAGGCTCACGCGGAAATTCTGATCGGCATTCCACGCCACGCCGACGATGCCTTGATAGGCGAATACCGTGCTGGCGGTAACGAAGCCGAGGCCGGCACCGACGCCAACATACGGCGTGACCGGGGACGACGGCAGGAAGTCGTACAGCACGTTGGCCAGCACACCGACCTGGCTAATCTGGTCACTAAAACTGCCGGCGCCGACCACGCTCACGTTGGCTGATCCCTGGCGGAAAATAGCCTCGAGCTCAACGCGCGGGCCGACGAAGTCGTAACCAATAACGCCACCCACCATCCAGCCAGTTTGCGGAGTGACCTGCACGGCGTTGAGGGAACCACCGCTGGTCGTCGTGTTCGAGATGACCGTCGTGTTCAGAAGCCAACTAAGGCCACCTTCCGCCCCGATGTAGAAGCCTGAGGCTTGACCCTGAGCCTGGCTCGTCGCAGGCAACGCGATCACCGCAGCAGCAGCAGCAGCAGTGATAGACAATTTCTTCATATTTCGTTCTCTCTTCATCTGACAGCGGACAGCATCAACGAATTGTCTCGTTAGGCGACGACCACACACGTTGCTTTACGACTTGCTATTTATAATCAAGATACTGAATAGCATTTGTGCCACCGTACAGATGGAACAAGACCAGCTTGGCTGCACCTATGCCACCAGCGACGTGCTGTGATTCTCACTACCGTACAGCTTGGGCCTTTGAATCCCCCGCCAAACCCAAAACCCGATCAACTGCGCTCTTGGAGATTCTAAGCGAGCGGGCAATGGCCAACGGCTTCATGCCTGCCTGGTGGGATGCCCTGATGCGATTTGCCTGACCCACTGGCACCTCGGGTGGCTCAATATTCGTGGCCGACAACGCTTGAAACGGTGCGATCTCCTCAACCGCCTGTGTGCGCTTCTCCGTTCGACGGCGCTTCAACTCCGCGCCGACTTCGCGCTGCAAAGTTTCAAGGTCAAAGTCTTCGAGGCCACGCAGTGTCGTCGAGATGTTTCTTGGTAGCGTGATCTTGGGAGGTATCGGCACTTCATGCGCCGATCTCCCAACTGGCATTTCCAGAGCTTGCTTCGTTGGCGTCATATCGGATCCGAAGCCCGCGCTATTCAAGGTATGCTGCCCACGATATAGCCCGCCGCACCTCCGATCAGGCCGGCACCGATCACCTGGCCAGCCGAGCCCCCGGCGACCAAACCGATACCGCTGCCGAGAGCGGCGCCGGTGAGGGCGCCCTTTTGGGATCGGCTCATGCCATCTCAGCCCATCAAGGTGAATGCGACGGTCAGCAAGATCAAAGCAGATTTCATTTTGTGTTCAGTGGCCAATGTCGGAGTGGTGAATACGTCATACCGCACCAGGCCGCCACCGCTGGAAACAACCAATATGGTTGTGACTTTCTCAAAAGTCTCTTCCAGAAGTGCTATTCGGAGACGTCGAGGGGTCCACCCAAAGCCAACCCAGCTTCCCTCGACGCAAGGAGAGCCTCTCCCACACCATCAGGCTCTCGTATAGCGATGGCTGACTCTCCCCAAGGTGTCAGCCATCGTGCCTTGCTTGCAGTCAATCAAAGGCGTGGCCCTGTTGGTTTTCGCCTGCGCTTGATCCGAGCACGCTCAATTACCGAACGTCGCCCCGCCAACCTCGATTCGGAGTGGCCATTAAGTCGCCACGCGATGATACAAAGTGCGTAGAGCCAATGCTCGTGCGCCGCTGCGCGCGCGAGACCGACCGTCCAGCAGATCTGCTTCCAGCGCGTACCGCTGGCTCGCATCCACATGATCTTGGCATCGATCGGCTCGAGCCACGACGCCCACCCAAGCGTGCCCTCCATCCGGCTGATGGCTGCAGCAGAAGGGGGTGGCAACCGCATGGGCTCAGGCGTCTGGCCAACAAGATCGCTGAATTCGACGAACATCTGGGGCCACGTGCTGAAGTAGCCTTGGCCCCGTTGCGTGGGAAGCCGCCGCAGGACTGCAGCCGCCTCAATCAGCCGCTCCTCGACCATCTCGGGCGTCCACTCAGTCATGACGTCCCTCCTGCAACTTCTGCTTTGTGCCGTAGAGCTTCTCGCCCAATTGCCGGACTAGTTCCCGCTCGGGCCAGGTCAGCCGCTCGTCGTCGGCCTCGATCACCAGCACACGCTGGGCCTGCCAGCCTTCGCGCTTGATGTGTTCCGGCGGCCTGCGCTCGCCGCCGTAACCGCGAGGTGTCCACTTCATCGCGTCACCTCGTGCAGCAGGGCGGCGTAGCCCGCGATATCGAGGATCGAGTCCTGGTGCCTGGGATCGCGCGCCAGGCGCGTCAGCTTGAGGTCGATCATGCAGAGCACGACCTCGGCCGGCGTGACCGGGTGGCCCAGCGTGAGCGACCAGCGCGCCGCGATCGCTGCCATCGCCTTGTCCGGTGCGCCGTAGGTCTGGCTGCGCTCCGCCAGGACACCGGCGGCGTGCTTCAGGATGCTGTCGGTGCTCATCGCACGCCTCCCTGCGTCTCTGTGGCCCACAGGAGGATCGCCAGCGCGTCGGCCTCGTTGTCGTCGGCGGGATTAAACCCGCGGGCCCGGACCGCAGCGATGACGGCGGCCTTGTCGGCGTTGCCCTTGCCGGTGACATGCCGCTTGATCGTGCCGACGGGCACCCCCTGGTAGGCGATCGAGCGCTGCTCGCACCAAGCGGTCAGCGTCGCCAGCAGGCCGCCATGCACATGGGCGGCGTCGGTGCTGAGATGCCGGCGGACCTCCTCGAAGTGCACGACATTGATCGGCGAGACGTCCTGGACGATGGCCTCGAGCCAGGTCCGGAAACGCAGGTAGCGCATGCCGCCACCGTCATAGCGGTTGGCTCGGAACGACACCGTACCGCTGGCGATCACGCCGTCGCGGTTCCTGATCGCATAGCCGGTGGTCGTTCCCAGATCGAGCGCGAGCACGACGTCGCCTTCGTCCCCGGGAATCCTGGGCGCGGTGTAGTCGGCAACGGCATGTGGAGCGGGTCCTTCAGCATTCGGCAACATTCACAACCTCCCTTCAGAACGGCACGTCGTCGCCGCGCGCCCAGTCGGCGGCGGGCTTGCGGCGGATGCTGGTGACGGCAGCACCCAGAAACTGCCTCTTGGCCTCCAGCACGCCCTCGCCGAGACCAGCGATCAGCGTTGCGATCTCGGCGACGGTGAACACCTGCCCTTCGCGGGCGACGTGGTGGGCTTCGGCTTCTGTGCGCACGAGCGAGACGATCTCGCCGGTGTCGGGCAGCACGCACTCCCAGACTTCGGGCGAAAGCGGCGTCTCGCCTGCCTTCCGTGCCGATCTATCCAGCGCCTCCCAGGCGCGGCGCATGCCGTCGGTGTGGATGCGGACGTAACCTTCGTGGTTACCGGCGATGGCCTGGTCGAGCCGATCCTTCTGCTCGTCGAACTTCGAGCGCAGCAGGTCCGAGACCAGGAGCCTGAGCCGGCCGACACCCCACTTGCGCTCCATGCCGACGGCGACCTGGTCGAGGCCGTCGACCATCGCCTGGATCCGGTAGGTCTCGGACGAGTAGACGTCCCGAGCCGCAACGCTCTTCCCGACGGTCGACCTAGCCATCCGAGCCCCCGGTGCTCGGGGCGTGTCCGCCGACGCCGGCGGAAGCCGGGCGGAAGCGGAAGCACGCCGCCTGGGGGTATGGGGGTATTATATCTCCGCCGACTTCCGCCGACTTCCGCCGAACTTCCGCCCTCACTTCCGCCACTGTCAGCCCGGCCATTTGATCACCTTCAGGCCCTTTCCTTTGGTCTTCGCGTCGTAGGTTTCCGACCGAAGCATCTGGTTCGTGAGCCAGTCGCTCAGCACGCTGCGGGCAACCCGCTTTCGCAGCCCCTGCTTCTCGAGCCAGGGCAGGATGTGACGATCGCTGTTTGGCCGTGAGCTGAAGGGCTCCCCCGCGTCCCAACGACGCTCGATCTCCTCGAAGACCTGCCGTGTCTTGTCCGGAGTGATGTCGGGGGCAGTGCCGCCATCGAACTGGTGCGGCACCATCACGCCGACCTCGTCGCCATTGGCGATCGTCACGCTGTGGCGCCGGTACCAGGCCGCCGCCCCGGAGATCAGGCCCAGGTTGGCCTTGGCGTCGTCGAGCCGCAGAAACAGGTGCCGCTCGTCCTTCGCCACCCCGTATTGCTCGGCGTCAGCGTCGCTCATGCTGAACAGGGTCTGTACGACGCGGGCGACACCGACGAGGGCACTGGCGCCCCGGGCCGTGTTCATGTTCCCGGCATGGCTGTCGGACGCGCCCTGTGGCGGCTTGGACGTGTGATGCACCAGCAGCACGGCGCAGTTCGCTTCGCGGGCGATCTCGCGGTACATGGCCGCCACGGACTTGATGTGCTCGTTGGAGTTCTCGTTGACCTCGTGGGTCTCGACGAACGGGTCGACGACGAAGAGCCCGATGTTCTCCCTCTTGATATGCGCGATGCAGGATTTGACGTCGGGCTGGCGAATGACCGTGCCTTGCTTGTCCAGGCGAGCCATCAGCAACGGCTGGTCGGCCCCGGAATTAAGTGCCACGCGCCCCTTCACCTCGTCGAAGCCGATCGCGTGGTACTGCAGCGCGGCGGCCAGCCTGCGCTTGAGCTCGATGAGGTCGTCCTCGATGTTATAGACCCAGACGCGAACCTGCTCGTGGACGCCCTCCCCGGTGATCTCCTGACCGGTTGCCAGCGCTATGGCGCGGGCTATGCCGTGGGTGGATTTACCGACACCGGCAGGCGCGACCAGTACGGTCAGATGCCCGCGGATCAGGGCGCGCCCGAGCAGCCATTGGCGAGACGGGAGCATCGCCACGTTCAGATGTTCCAGAAACGCAGGCCGCAGGGCTTCCGGGTTGGGCTCGGCTTCGACCTTGTGCTCGGGGTTGGGCATGTTCCATTTGCGCCGACCACCGGAGAGCATCTGCTCGGTCTCGCGCCGCGTATCGGCCACGGTGTAGCCGGCCAGCGTGAACGTCGATGCCAGGCTCAGGATTTCCTCGTCGGTCATGCCGCGCGAGATCCAGTGACCGACCAGGCGCAGCATATTGTCATGCCAGTGGTCGCCGGCGCGGATGGCAGCGATGCAGGCGTCGACCGACAGGGTCGAGGTGCCGATTTGTAGCGTCGGCGTCGTGGATGGAGTCTTGGACGGCGGGGAGACGCCTTCCCCGGTGGGCGGCGACAACACCGCCTGGGCCGCTGGAAACGCCCGCGCAATCTGCTCCGGCATGTAGACCTTCGGCCGGCCATCGTCGAAGTCGAGGAACTCGGTGCGCTCGATGACGCGACCTTCCTTGATCGGCCAGGCGATCGAGCCGCCCAGGCGCATGACGCGGCTGGGATTTACGACGGAGGGATCACCGTTGAGGGCCTGGGCCAGTGCTGCATTCTGCTGGCGGCACAGCTCGAGGTCGCGCAGCGGCGCTTCCAGCCGCCACAACATCTGGGCCCGCACATGGGGATGGCGCCCCGTGACCACGACGCCGGTCGGCGGGCAGCCGCGATTGCGGTAATTGATCGAGGCAGTTGCCGTGACGTCGTCGTCGATGTCGACGTAGAAGGCTGTGAGCGCAAAGACCTCGTCGTCCCCGCAGCGCCCGAACGGCGCGATGTCGGGTTGGCGGAGCGCCTGGCCGATATAAACGTTCTGTCCGGGCCTGCGATTTTCGACGACGGCACGTCCAACCAGTTCATCGAGTCCGTCGGTGCCGAAGATTGCGGCGTGGCGCAACTTGCCGTCGCGGGCGTCCGTCCACGCGAGTTCGATCCGGCCCTCATGGCAGCCATCGAGCCAGCCCTCGAACAGGTGGCCGACATGGCGGCGCATCTGAACCGGATCGGGTTCGAACAGGGGCTGGACGTTGGTCATATCCATCGCGGTACGCCGGAGAGAGGACCGGAGGGCCGAAGCCCTCCGGGGGAGGTCAGAACAGCGCTTCGGCCAGCGGATTCGCGGCGGGCTTGGGAGCCGGCGGCGGCACATGCTGCGCGGGTGTCCTGGCGGGAACCGCCGGCGTGGCATTGCCCTGCCAGATGTCGGCAGCATCGACCGGGCTGACGCCGGGAAGCCCGGCCGGCCGGTCGACCCACTTGGCCAGGGCAAAGGTCGGCCGGTAGTTGGTGCCGAACTTGTCCTTCATCGCCTGCGAGCCGGTGCAGGCAATGACCGGAAGCTTGCCGGCGTTGGCAGCCCGCCCGGCTTCGTACTCGCCGTAGACGTCCTTGATGGCGTTCGCCAGATGCAGCGACGATCCGCCGAACTCGACCGCACCGCCGAAATACTTCGGCGAGTAGATCGTCAGCACGAAGCCCCTCTTGAAGTTCTCGCCCGGCGACGGCGCCGGCTGCGTCAGCGACGGGTCCATGACCTTTTCCGGCGCCATGCCCTCGGCGAACCGCATCCAGCCGGTGGCGAGGTTGTCGAAGTCGGCCACGAAGGTCGGCCGCTCGATTTCTGTATCGTCGCCTCCGACCGCGCGGCAGAACCACTTGTCGGCCTTTGCATTGTACTTGGCGTAGGCTTTGCCCGCGCCCCCTCCTCCGATATTCAATGCCATGTGCGTATGCCTTTGCTGTTGATGCGAGCTAGAAGCCGAACACCTCGGCCCCGCGCGCTCGCAGCACGGGGGAGTTCCAGTAGAACTTCTCGTAGTCGGGACAGAGCAGACCGCAGAGCTCGCGGGCGTCCGCTGAGAGGCGCAGGAAGCGTTCGAGGCGCATGGCGATCTGGCGCAGTGCGATCAGCTGGCGGTCGACCTCGGCGCGCTCCAGCTCCAGCACCGTCACCGCTCGCTTGTCGGCCTTGCTGGCCCTGGGTTTGACGTAGGCAAACCGCATTGCGTAGTTGTCGTGCGCTCGGGCGTAGATGGCGCCCTGCCGCGAGTGCGCCAGCGAGATCGCCGACGGCAGTCGCTCCGAGGTCTTGAGGTCGACCACCATGCCGTGCTGGTCGTAGCGCCAGTCGATGAAGCCGATGATCGGGACGGCCACGTCCTCGAGCCGGATTTCTACGCGCTGCTGGTAGCCGGTCGGAATGCCGTACTGGCGAAGCTCGCCAAGCCCGTGTTCGACGTAGCCCGCGATGTTGGCGCGCTCGCTCTCGCGCTTGTCTTCGGTCACCAGCCGCATCTCGCTGTCGTAGGTCGCCAGCGCCTGCATGGTGCAGGCTTCGACGCTCAGGGTGGGATCGAGCAGGCCCGCATGGATGCCGTCCTCGGCCGCCTTGCCACGCGCCATGGCGGGCGACGTCGGGCTTCGCAGGCGCAGCAGCCGCTCGATGGCGAACACCCCCGGTTCCGAGACCCATTGATTGAGCGACGAGGCCGACAGATGGTCGATGCCGTGCAGTGCGAACCCGTTCATGCGTTGTCTCCCGTCGCCACCTGCCAGCTCCTGGCGATCCAGACGCCCGGCAGGACCTTGTTCAGCTCGCGGCAGACCACGTCGCCATTGGCCCGGCGCTCGATGATCTC